ATTATATACTTTCTGATTTTAAGTTGCCGGAACAGGTGATGATGCAGACTTGACTATCTCCATCAAACACAAAACAAGATATTTCTTGGACCGCACCAGCTTGGATCTCAATACCCCCGTCAGGTGTTATTATGTAATTGATTGGATTGTTGGCGAGAGAAGCACCTCCTATGGCCACGGCAACATCGTTGCTGTTTTCTGTGTTGTCAATAAGCAGGTACAACTCGGTAGGATAGGCTGGATTGAAGGAAAGCAGCAGGCTTTGCGTGCCGTTGTTAACTGCTCCGTAATAGTAGGATCGCCCAGCCGTGCCGGAAGGAGAAAAGGTGTATCCTTGAGTTCCAGATAGCGTTCTGTTTTCGCAGTAGATTGTGTTTGCCTCTTCTACGGTTATGCCACCGGAGGTGGATCCTCCACCTCCAGCCACCTGGATGTTACCGCTGCCCAGGAGCGATTGTCCGTTGACGGTCTTTATGTTCGATCCGCTGACGAGAAGGTCTTGCTTGCCGTCCAGCGGCTGGTGAGATGTGAGTACCGTTCCAAGATCAACCACACCGCCGGACGGGTTCTTTGTTGTGTCGTTTATTTTAACTCCGGTAACGGTGCCAGTATTGGCTGTGGCATTGTTGGCAATGCCTGCAAGCTTGTTCTTTTCCGTGGTGGTATAGTCGTTGGTTGACAATCCTTTCCCGGATACCTTGTCAACCTTGTCGCCCAATGCCGTTTGCAAAGCTGCAATGAGCGCTCGTGCTTGTTCGTCGCTAAGATTATAGGTGTTTCCTCCAAGAGTTAGTGTTTTTATCTCTGTACTTGCCATTATCCGAATATTATAGAAACATTACCATTATTGTCGTCTGTGACCTGCCCTACGCTTGCAGTGAATATCAATCCAACATTCCCTAATTCGTCGTCGGTGATGGAAAAACTTCCTCCTGTACCGCCACCGCCACCAACTTCTGCATTTGCGATAGCTTGGTTGACGTACGATGTCGTTGCGATTTGCATTGCAACGGAATTGGGAATCCTGCTATCGCAGAGTTCCACGATTGTATTGTCGGGAAGTTTTATCTTGTTTATGGTCGCCATCGTTAAGATGTTTATGAAACAGAAACGGAAAGATCGTTATATTTAGCAACCTTAACCTTGTCATTTGTGCCAACAGTGATGGCTGTGCCTACTTTGCTCTCCGGCATGCTTGTTACAGCATCTACGGAGTCGGCATTGCTTGTCGTTGTAGAGGTCGAAGCTATCCCAGTCACAACAGAAATGTCGTTTCCATAAGAAGGAGCTGCTGCGGTGGCCGTGATGACCAAAGTTTCTGCGTGATCTCCAGAGCCTAAACTGAATTCTACTTTGTTGGCATCTCCTAAAGACGCAATTGGCTTTAACGTAGTTTGAGATGGGGTCACAACGGTGTTGAAAGTGGCTCCAGAACCAAGCACTTTTTGGGTGTGTCCGTTAAGTGATCCATGTGTTACCGCACCACTGGACAATGCGAACGTAGTTGCTTCTCCGAGAACGTTATCTCCAGCACCTTTATTTAAGGTTACTGAGGATTTGTAAGCGAGATCGCCAAGGTTGCCAAGGTTCAAACGGGTGTCACCGATTTTCTCCCAGGTTTTGGAATTACCGTTTGCGATAACAACATATTCATCGTACACGTCCAGGTTATCGTCGGACGGAAGTGTGGAGGATTTCACCAGGTAGAAAGCGCCGGCTGTTGCATTTCCAGCAGCTAATGTGCCGGTATAAGAAGTTCCGTTGAAAGAGACGGAAACACCGGCAGGAATGTTTGCAATCACGGGAGCCGCGGAACCATTCCATGCAATTATAAAAGACACACCGTTGGCTATTAATTGTCGAGCCACTGCGTCTTTGATTTCGTACTCGCTTCCGCTTGGAAGTTTTATTTTGCTAATGTAATTAGGCATGATGTTTTAGAATTTGACTGTTTCGAATATTAATTTTTCATTGTCAGCATCATATTGCTCAACAGAGTGTTTGTGTAGCCATTCGTGTTTCTGATCAACAGAGAAATGAACGCTTGAATCGCTGATGTGATTTAGCAAGATTTGAGTTTCGTGACTTCCGACAAATGGCAAATCAACAACAAATGCATTTCCCGTTCCCACTTTCAAATTTGGGACACTCTTAGATACTCCTTCCACTGTCTCTGTTTCGTAATCCGTGTAAATGATGATCTCTCCAGGTGAGGGCGTGTAGCTGCTATGATTCCAAAAATCGGTTGTTCCGTATTTGATGTTAAAGGATCTTATCTTTTCTTCAATGGCAGCAGCGGAAACAGTGAGCTGGTCATTGGACCAATCGACATTGGATAACGCCTGGATAAAATCCTCGATTCTAATCTGTTCTTTTCTTAATCTTGTTGCCATTGATACGATTTAAATATTGGTTAAATACTATTTCTTAACAGCTATGAATACAATGCTGTCATCAGCCTCAGGGGCATGTATAAGCATTGTGATACTACGACTATCATTCTCCCTATAGTCTGTGCCGAGTACAAGTCTTTGACCATTGTAATATACGTTGGATGTACCATTGACATACTCTTCTTTCGTACTGTAATTCACATTGCTTCCATTCTTTAACCCACTTAATGTAAACATCGAAAGTTGGTTGTTTACTGCCTTTTCAAGGTTTGATGTTGATACCGTCTTTACTGACACATTGTCAACCAAACTTCCGAGACTCACTTTTTTCAATCCGTCTGACGTCACAATAGTGATATAGTCTTGTTCGGTGATATTCTTGATTTCCGGAATGTCCGACAACTGCTGCTCTTTGAATTGATTCATCACAGATTCTGTTGCTGATTTAGCGACCTCTGCAATGATGTCTTTCTTTGCATTGGCAATGGATGCGTTTACATTCTGCAGTAAGGTACTGTATCCTTTAATGTCTTGCATGGTAACATTAGACAAGTCCGCGTCATCACCAGCAGCACCCTTGAGAGATTCAAGAAAGTCCTCTTTAGATCCATTTCTGCCTTGTTCCAACCAAATATCGTAGGCACTAACGGTCAACTTTATGGAAGGAGTCCAGCTGTTAGCCCCTGTCTTCACCCTCATATAACTGTCACCATTAGTGTAAGTGCTATGCCAGCTGCTTCCATTGCTCGAAAACTGCTGGACGATGGTTTGCGCCGTCACCGCTGACGACAATGTGCTTATCAGATCTTGCTTGCTGATTCTGATATACTCTCCGTTGGCGTCATACCCAACCAGGTGATCCGTATCCGCCAAAAGGTGCTTCAATAAAAAATCTCTAAATTTCATATTCCAAATTATCGTTGTTTGTGGTTGTTACCGGTTCATCAGATTCATCCGTAATGATGTCATGACTGCATTCGTGATAGGTGGCTGGTGAATGATTCCTTCGGTAATAGTAATCCGCCACATCGGCATCCATTATCTGAATACCATTCATCTCCACACCAAGTACTTCTGCATCCAATCCGATGTCATTATCGCGACTGATCTGGAACATTGCATCCGCAACTCCAACATGCTCCAATGCCACGTCCGCAACGCTCTGCCTGTCTTTACCTTTCATAGCATTATATCAGCATTAATGTGTAGAATGTCATTGCATTGTACAGTGGCAGCATACGCATTGTTTTGCACGCCAAGACCTTCCGTCATGAGCCACCTTCCTGATTCAATTACGAGTTCACCGTCATAAATGTACGAGTGTATCGGATAAACCTTGTTGTTTGACACAACTTCAATCATGGCGTTAAGAGGATAGCACTGGCCAACATACGCGTAGTCAAACGGAATCCGTATAACGCAGTTGTTCTTGGCGTTATACGACAACTCGATATCCAACTTCATTCTCAATCTGGTCGAGTTAACCATCAGAACATTGCTTGTGCCCGACAGAGAAGGAATAGTGATGAACGAACTTAATGAACTGATTTGTGATCCTGATAAGCCGGCCTCAAACGAAGGAAGATAGTCCGTCCATAATCCCGCCTCGAAAACTTCGCTCAAACCAGTGAATACCCATTTTTCGCCATTCGAATTAGCGGTTATGACATGGGCAACTTCATAATCGATCACATCTTCGTACGTTCCACCATACGAATCAGTGACATCGTGAGACTGACTCACAAACACGACTTTTGCATTGTCGAAATCTTCCGTTTGAATACTACCAACCTTAACCACTCGATTCGTTAAATTCTGGCAAACCAGTAAATGGCTTCGGCCTTTGAAGAAAACGGCCGTACGATTCCTCAATGGAACAAACTTCAAAAATTCGTTCAACATCTCGGAATTTTCAGACAACACCTCAAGCGTCTCCGCACAAATTGGATATCCATCCTGTCTGCTTATGTCTTTCAATCTATTCATAGTATTGGATTATATGTTTGGTTCCTGTAAACTTGTACTGCTCTACAAGGCGGTCAACCTTGTCATATACATCAGCATCTCCCTCTAATGCTTCCGGTATCGATACGACAAATGGAACGCAGCCCCATTCGGAAATCGGCATCACTTTCGCCACTCCGACAATTACGGGAAGATGCTCTGCTTCCGGATAGACAAGAGGTCCATATTCAATAGCTCCATCCTCGACAAGAATTCTCTCACCTCCAGCGCGCACTTCTAATATGTCACGGAAATAGTCGTTAAGCATACGCTCCAATCCGACCACACTTCCATCGTAAGTCAATGATTGAAGAATGTCGCTTCTGTACTCCATCAGCCGATGATGAATCATGGAGAACGGTACTGCAAGCTCCGCCACAAAATGACGGAATGTACCGCGCAATGCATGGGGAAGCATCCCTATGGCCAATCTTCTGAAATTCACATTATACATGGGCAATCGCATTGATTTCAAGTTCTGAATCATCCGCCAGCACCATATATCCAGATTCCGGAACATATCTGCTGTCATTTTCTATCCGAACATAGCCGTAACCCTCATGTTTGGCATACGCCTCGTCAACCTCTATGATGTCCAACCCTCCAATGCACTGTAACCTGTCAACCATCTTCATGGTCACATACTCACCATTGAAATCAATGCTGCTCAGATATGCGTTCACCTCCGACTTCACTCTATCAAGTGCGCTTGAGGCATTGAAGATGATGGGGTCATAATACACCGACATGACAAGTTTCAATACATCAGCATTACGGCTAATAACCTGCACCGGTATGCCGGCAGGTTTCAAACGGTTGATGTAACTCTCAAATGCCGACTTCTCGTTGTTCGATAGAGGAGACAAAGCTCCATTGCTATCCTTGGCAACTTTCAGACGGACCCCGTATCCACGGTTATCGCATGAGGCGTGCTTCACAATCCGCGCTTCCTCATCTATGACGGAATAGGTCCCACTATCCGTATCCAAATTGTAGTCCGTGCCATCTCCATCCTGGTATTGGAACGCCTTGGCAACCTTCACGTACCAACCGCTGTGGCCATATCTTTCTGAATCTACCACTTTTGACACGTCTTCCTTGAACCAGTCCATCATGTTTTCAACGGCTGCAGCACAAGTCGCAACCACCAACATGATGCACGTCTCAATGCTCACCGTGCTGAATTTCGAATCGTAATAGGATGCAAGTTCCACCGCATCCATATCGGATTCATAGTCATCAAGACCATACAGGTCCCGCATGGCGGAACTCCTTACGAAATCCGCCTTCATGCTATCCATTATCTCTCTGATCGTTCTTGCCATATTCTAATTGTTAATTTCAACGATTATATTACCTCCATCCACACGGATGCTTTTTACACCAATGCCACATTTGTCAAGCTGCTTCCGCACATCGCCAGCCCAAAACGGATCCGGGATGCCTGACAGCATCCTTCCAGCATTACCTCCAAGTATTGGTGCGTGCTTGTATTCTCCAGTGTACGCTCCAATCAGTTGCTGGACGCATTGCATCCGGTTGTCACCCAGTGTAAGATGTCCATTGCTGATGACTGCATTTCCGTTCTCATCTACAAGTATTCCTCTCATCTGTCTCCGTGTTTTATTCGGTTGTTTTCCAAATCACTTCTGTATATGGTATTCATTGGGAGTTCTGGTATGGCTGTCACTCCATTGGCCACTGTGTGCGTATGGGTGTTGAATGTCTCCACAATGTTCCTCAGGACACCCACCAGATCCTCTATCCGGATGAGGCCTCCGAAGCTGTCACCGTTCAGGTGTATCTCGCCTACGGTGGTCACATCCACACTATCCACCTCGCTGAAGGCTATCACCACCAGCTGGGTCATATCGCCTCCGAGGTCGGCCACCGTCACATAGCTGCCCACCTTCGGTGTCAGCATAACGCCGCTCTCCTCCCCGTTTACCACGGCGCGCAAACGCACGTCCGTAAGGCGCAAACCCTCGTAATCCACCTCACACACCTCCCCGTCCACACGTTCCACCTTGGCCGTGAATATGCCGCACTTTCGATTGACGGACGACATTTTCTGTATGCTTTTTCTAATCTCGCTCAGCGATTCCATTTTTTTATATCTTTGTCGAAAATTTTCCCGCTATGAAAAAACTCCCGGTCGTTTTCTTGCTTATGATCTCTCTAAGCGTCTCTTTCGCCCAGAGAATTAAATTTGACGGATGCAAGGTCACACGTTATTATGCCAGTGTAACAAGCGAATTTTACGCTTATGGCGACGTCTTTGTGGAAACAGACCCCAAAGAACCCGTTGACATAGAAATCAAGGTCGTTTCAGACATCTATGCGACTGTGTGGGTCTATAAAACCACTGATAAACCGCAGGATTGCGGAGAATGGCGTTTCGTAAAAGACCGTTCCAAAGCAAAATTCACCATCCGTTTTGTCAAAGAACACGAAGACTGCACCATAAGGTTCGTACCCAATCGATCCGATGCCGGATGTTGGGGAAATTTCGAACGCTAACCCAGTCTTCTACCAAGCGTGACCTTTCTTTTCGCTCCGCTCTGACCGAACTCTATTTCCACGCCCGTGACGTAGTAAACTCCTTCCGGCCTTTCCTTATCCCGCAGGCGTACGCTTCCTCCTGCCTTTACCACTGGAACCAGCCATCCCGTAAAACTCCCCTCATATCCGCTGTAGTTCCATAATTTGTATTCGTTTTCGGCTGACTTCGCCAAGCTCGACTCATCGCTCACGCCGACATATTTTGTTATTTTGTCACCTCCGCCAACGCCATAATTTTCTTTTAGAAGTTTGCCGTTGGGAGACACATAGTTGACTTCCACCATCACCTTCCTATCCCTCTCATCCTTCCACTTCAACTCATTGCTTTGGACGTTGATCTCCGTGTCGTAGATGACTGGCTCTTCGCCGCTGCTGACCTGATACACCGGATGCACGTGCAGCGTCTTCCCCTCAAACCAGATGTTGGCCTTCGTGTCCTCGTGTACCTTCTTCAGCACGTCCAATGCCGTGCTCTTGAACACCACCATCTTGTCATAGGTGAAGTCGAAGTCGCAGCTCACCTCAAACTGCGGGTCAACCTGGTGCAGGATCTCCGTCAGCAGCTCCCGAATGGGAACAGTCTTGTATTCCCTGTCCTCCACACTCTTGTCCAACAGGAAGAGCGCGTCCTCGCACTCTAAAAACAGGGAACTGTTGTCCCGTGAAATGCGCTTTAAATAGCCGGTAAACTCCGTTTCAAGACGGTCGTCATAGCCCAGTCTGATGCAGACGGCGTCCCCCACGTGAATCTTGTCCTCCACCTTAACCCAGTTCCGCAGGTACTGTCCCGGAAACTCTATGGTGGCGGTGTCGGCAAGGTTCAGCACCGAGGTCGTGATCTTCAACCCCTTCAGCGTCTTCACCCGGTAGTCGCCAATCTTTATATCCCAACTCAATCTAAACATCTTTAAACTTTAAACCTTAAACCTAAACACACCTACTCCCCAATCAACAACTCGTAGTCATAGTCGCTCACCGCCTGGATCTCGAACACCTGTCGGTTCAGATGCGTGTCCTGATGTACGGAGTAGCTCTTTACCACAATCCCGAAATCACCCCCGTCTAAGTCGAACAGCTTCAGAAAGTCGCTCACCACGTCCAAGCGTTCCGGCTCGTCCAGCAGTCTGCGCAGACGCTCCACGCCGTTGTACGGATACGTGTCGTATGCCGTCACCGAATCGTCAAGATAGTCGCCAGCCGCCGTGCTGCTCACCACTGCCAATGTGATAGTTAGGTCCAAGTCGCCCTCCGTGATCATCTCCTTCACCGTGCCGCGACCGTTAAGCACGGGCGTGGCAACGATGTTACGGCTGCGGCTCACGTTCACCACCGCCTCCTTGAACGACAGTTGGTCATTGTTCCCTCTCAGCGTCAGAGGAACCACAATGTCCCTGCCGTACACGTCCTCGTTCACAAGAGGATACGGAGTCGATGACACACCGTCAATCACTTTTCCGGAATACTTGGCCGCCGTCGCAGCCGATGCTATGATGATGCTTTCAAATCCCATCTCTTTAAACCTTAAACTTTAAACCATTGTTACATTGCCGTTTCCGCCATACCCAATATCCTGGCCATCATCTCCGTGAGTCTCGCCTCCACGTCCGAGGCCTTCTCCTGGAGACTGCCGTTGAAGTTCATCGTGCCCACCATGTTCTCCAACCTGATGGTAATCTGCTGGGCCTTGCCCGCCGTAACGCCGGCAGTCTTGCCCATCTCGCCCTCCTTAAGTCCCTTGGGAGTTCCTGTTCCTGTGCCAGAACCTGTTTGGGTACCTGTCTCTATACCGAGAACCTCTGTGCTTTTGGAGGTGTCGATGTCGCCGTTCTTCTTCTCCTGGCTCTTCTTCCAAGATGCAGAACCCTTCTTCGCTCCGGTACTGTATGCCATGGACACGTCCTTCATCTTGTCATTTGGGAAAAGCTTGTTCCACAGTTCCCGCACGGGTGCGAACAGCTTGCCCAGTTTGTTCAGGATCTTGTCGAAAATGTAACGGACTATTGTCCACATGTTCTGGAATGCACCCTTTATGGGCTCCACCAGCTTCGTGCGGCTCCAATTGCCGACCTTAGACAGCATCTGCACGGTACCGTTGACCATGCGGTGAATCATTCCGGTAATGGATATCCAAATGCTTTTAAAGAAATTTCCAACACCGACAAACACGTTCACGACCCAGTCTCGAACGGTTCTTATGGCGCTGACCACCTTCTCGATGACATAGTGAACGACACTATATACAACCTCCGCCACCGTCTTGATTACCTGCCACACGTTGTTGGCAACGGCCTTGACGGATTCCCACACGCCAAACAGAATCTGTCTGAATTTCTCGCTCCTGTTCCACAGCAGTACGCCGAGGCCCACCACGGCACTTATCGCGGCAGCTATCCATCCTACAATTGGTATGTTCATTATGGCCACGCTAACGGCCTTGCAGGCCGCCTTGGCCGACAGCGCGAACTGTGCGAAAGAGGCCGTCGCCACATTCGCAAACGTCTTCGATGCCGCTCCGCCCGTCACCAGCGACAGTATGTAGGCTCCGATGCCCTTCAGGGCGTTGAACAGCCCAACCGTGGCAAATCTGCCCACCGCCATCGTGGCACGCACCGTGTTGCCGATGAATCCCAAAGACGCCATGTTGCACGTGGCTATGTCCTTGCGCATAAACGCCAAGCTGATGCGAGCACCATTGACGGAGTGCCTCCACTTCGTCATCATTCCAGCAAAGTCCAATGCCTTCACCTTTTTAATGACTGAATGCAGCCCGGTAAATAGAGGCAGCACTTGCGCTAATGGAACGACCATATTCCCTAATTCGGCAATGTAGGCGGTTGCACCGTGCGACCACTCAAACAAACTAACCTTGAAATTGTCGATTTTGTCCTTGACCTTGGCAATCTTTCCAGCGGTGGTTTCAGCTGCCTGCTCTGCGCCCTGGTAGAAGCGTCCGCCTTCCTGGGTAGCCCACTCGAATGCCTGGGCAACCTGTTCGGCACTGATGGCTCCCTTGACCATCTCATCCTTCAGCTCGGCAATGCTCTTGCCTGTTTTCTGGCTGATGACCTCCAACGGGTTGAATCCCGCATTGATCATCTGCAAGAGGTCCTGACCCATCAACTTGCCCGTGCTGCTCATTTGTGAGAACGCCAAAGCCAGCGACTGCATCTTCTGCTTGTCGCCCAAGGCAATGTCGCCGATGTTCTTCAGCTTCCCGAAGGCGTATTCCGCGTCAAGTCCGAAGGCCATCATCGTCTTCTGCGCCTCCACAAGTCCGCTGCGGTCATAAACCGTGGCACTCGCATACTCGCGTATCTTGCCCACAAGGTTGTCGGTGGCTTCCGCATCACCGTTCAGCAGCGTCTTCAAGTTTGCCTGCTGCTGCTCGAACTCCAACGAGGTGCCAACCAACGAGGAAAATGCTTGGGAAACCTTTCCTATAACATTCGATATTACATCAAAATCTAAAGCCGATTTTCCAATTCTACTCAGTGCGGTAGATGCAGAAGTAGCCGAATTAACCAACTCCTCATTAGTTCTGTTAATGCTATTGGAAAGGTCTTTGTTTTCTTCTGCGGCATCATCGCACTTTTCCGCATAGTCGTCCATCGCACTCGCGGCATCTCGGGAGGCCTTGGCGCTCTGGTCCATATCGGACTTCAGATTGCCGTACTGCCGCTCGAAGTTCATCGACAAGTCAACCATCTTCCCGAACGACTGCGTAACCTTCTCCACCGTGCCCGTCACCACGTCAAGCCCGGAGGCCAATTCGCCGAATTGGGCAAACGACTTCACGGCCCTATCCACCGATTCGCGCAGCTGCTGGATGGTGTCCTTCAGCTCCACGGAACCGCTTACCGCGTTCCCGTTCAGGTTTATCGTAAAATCTACTACGTTGTTGTTCATCGTATTGTTTTATTTTGTATGTTTGCTGCGTAATTAAAAACAACGGCTATGATACTCGGTATTCTTTTAGTGTTTTTGGTAATCATTGGAATTGTAGGGTTCATTGATGACGCAATCCATAATCCTCGTTCTGGTGGCGCTTATGACAAACTCAAAGACTATATGGGCTGGAAGAACTAACCTTTCGTATTGTTTTTTTTGTATGTTTGCTGCGAATTTAAAAACAACGGCTATGACACTCGGTATTCTTTTGGTGATTTTGGTAATCCTTGGATATGTAGGGATGTTTTTGAATTTCAAAGAGGGTTTGAAAAGAAAAGACGATTGGTATTAACCTTTCTTCTTCCCTCCGAACATTGCGGCTATCATTTCCGCCTGGTTCCTCAGTCTGAACCGCTCCAGCCATTCCGCCTGGCAGTAGGCCTCCGCAAAACTTTCCGTATCCAGTTCTCTCGGATCCATTCCGAGGTTCGCTCTGATCAGGGCACCCATCTTCATAAGCTCCGATGAATCTTCGTCTTCATCGCCTATGGTGAATGCCTCTATCAGTTTTTTATCTCAACCGTGATGCCTTCGCTCAGTTTGCCCATCTGGCCCACTGCGGCCATCATCAGATAGGCGTCTTCCTGAATCTCCTTGTCACCGCTCACCCAGCAGCTCTTCAACAACTCCTGTGCGGCAAGCACTTCGTCTGCCTTGGCCAATTTGTTCACGCGGCTCAGCGTCGGGATGTCCGGACGTTGAAGCGTGCAGATGTATTCCTGTTCTCCGTCTTTTACGGCAATTACGATTTCTTTATTCATTTCGGTGCTGATTTTATAAGCAAGGGGAACCAAGAACCTGTCCTCTCAATCCCCCTCACTTCCAATTAAACAAAAAGGTTTGTTATTTTCCCCACTCGATGTGGCTCACGGCCAGATCCAGGTCAACGCTCTTGCTCGTATCGCCTTCGCTCCACGAGCGCTCGTTCTTCTTGAACTGGCAGTTTCGAATCTTGTCCGTCACCACCGAACCTCCGTCGTCTGGAATGTAGCTCACGATGATGTCGAACGGTGAAAGGTCCTGAAGTCTTCCGTTGGAAGTCTTCTTGGTAAGTGCATTCACCTCAGAAGCCAGGAGGGAGATCTTGCCCGTACAGGTGATTCTGCCCTTGCTGCGGCTCACCGGGTATCTGCCCGCACCATACACGTCAACCACTTCCTGGTCGTCAGAATATTCGATGCCAGTGATGCCCGTGACGGGCGTGCCGTAAACATTCACCACGATGTCTGCCCAGCAGTACTCGTGGCCGTTAATCAATGGTATTCCGTTCATAGCTATTACAATTTAGTTGTGTAACCGATTTTTACGTTCACTTTGCGCATAATGCCAATGGGAACGTTCTTGATGATGACCTCCACCAGTCCAGTGCTCAGCACGTTCTGTTCCGGGTCTATTTCGGCCTTGTAGCCGCTCAGCTCGCCCGCCTTCTCCATATCTTCGAGCGCCTTGCCAGCTTCCGTTTCAAGGAAGGCCACCGTGTCATTACTAAGTTGTCCGGTGGATGCGTCCACCTTCAACGGGGATGCCAAATGCGGCAGAAGACTCTGTCGGATTCCGCGGCACGCCTTGTCTATCGTACGAACGTTTTCGATGTACGCGTAGTCGGATGAATCAAAGTCGCAGGTGTGACTGTCATTGAAATAGTTGTCCGCATCACCGGCGTGAGTGATCACGAAAATGTAGCGGTTGCCGTTCAGAAGTTCTCTGTTGGCAATGGAGATGTTCTTGTACAGGTTGCCGTTGAAGATTGCCGGCTCATTGAGACCGAGCGGGAATTTCTCAACCCACGCGATGCTCTCGTGTACGGATGCCTTGCTGATGGCACCGATGCAAAGACCGATGCAGCCGTAGTTGGCGTATGTGTCAAGGTTGTCGGAAAGTTCCGCGTCACCGTCGCATCCGATGAGGATGGACACGTTGCAGTTGCCGTCTGCCACCGACGTATTTGTACCCGTAAGGGTGCTCAATGTGACGGTCGCGCCGTCGTAGGTCTCCACAACGCTCATAGGCATGTGTGCTGCTTCCAAAGCCGCAAGTTTCTCTTGCAGATCTTCCACATCGATAAGCGATGAACTGAAGATGCCGCACTGTCTGATTTCACCTCCGGCATACCCCTGGATGGTCTCAACGTCGGCTTCTGCAGCAGCTGTTGCTCCCGCCTTCAACATCACATACAGAGTTCCGGTCGGATTGATTCTGAAGAATTCGCTGATGTGATAGTACAGTGCGTTCTTGGATTTTTCGGCTGCGGTAAGCGTGACGCTGCCTTTCGGCTTCCAAACGATGCCGGCATTCTCAAGTTCTTCCGAATATGTGAATTTGCGGATGTACGCACTCGGCGTGCTGTCAACAGGATCAAAGCCCTTGATGTTGCCGTCAGCTGTGCCGAATGTGAGAACGCTGGAACCGAATCCTCCGAAGATCAGGCCGCTGACCTGCTCCTTGGATGCGGACGGACGACCAATACCGCCGTTCGTCTTTTTGAATTTGATGTCGTTTAATTCTTTACTTGCCATTTTGTTGCTTGTTTTGGGTTTGGTCTTCGACGATACAGTTCAGAGACTTCTGGTGTTCCTTGGCATAGTAGCCGTCTTTCCAGATGGAACCGTCGGAGCACACGAAGCTCCCGTCATTCACTGCCGGCCATCTGTCCGGATCGAAAACCTTGTTCGTTTCTTTTTTCTTTGCCATTTCAACAATGTTTAAGGGGTTTTTAAAGTGGTCCGGATGCTGTCCACCTCCAAGATGTACTTGCGCTCCTGGGGCATCGTGATGAAGCCCTTGTTGTAGCGGCCGTAGATCTTGTTCACCGACTTGTCGGTGACGTACAGCTGGACATCCATCAATGCCTTCGGTCTGCAAAGAAGGCTGTCTATGATCACAGACTGCTCTTTCAGCTGCTTCTGCAGCGACCGTCTGTGTGCTCCCTCAGCAATCCCGAAGGTTAGCGATACCGCTGTAACCAACGCCAACGCCGCGTAGATTATCCATTTTATTTTACTGCTCATTGTCATCGATGTCGTTTTTGTGGTTGTTCTCCGAATCCTTCAATGACTCTTTCACCGGGCATTCTGCCGAATGGGGACATTCCGGAATGCGTTCTACGGCATTGCGGAAGCGCGTGATCTCGCGTCTCAGCGCCGTCATCTCCTTCTTCAGCGGCTCCACGAAGTACTCGCGAACCATTTTGTTCACCTTCTCCTCGTTGTCCAGCTCCACGCTTTCGGCTTCGGCCTCCGCCTTCGCCTTCGCGCTCTTGATGGTCAGCAGGGTGACGAACCCGCCCAAGGTGATGAAGTTCACTATAAGACTTATGATTTCGATTGTTCCCATATCGCCTGATTTTATGATTCTATCCTCTGATCTTGCTCTGCAACTTGAACCCTGCCTCGACATCCGCCATGTTGGCCGCAATGCCGTTCTCGCAGTGGCTCATGGCGGCAACTATCTTGCGGTAGTCGCCGCCACTGTTAGCCGTCAGCACCTTATCCCTCGACACGCCACTGCGTTGCTCCACATGCGCTATATAGCTGCTGGTGTTGTTCTCTGTCGGTGGTGCCCACGACCTCACGATCTTTTCGATCGTATTCTTTCCACAGGCAAGATATGATCCCAAGACTACGAAGGCAGCACGGTATCCGTATGCCATACTGCTGAACTGCTTGAAGCTCCGGTCACGGCCCGGTACCACTTCGCCCTGGAAGCGGTCCCGGTTATGACGGATATTCAAAGGATTGCAGTTCAATATGCCTCTTGGAGTTGCCATATTTCAAAGGGGTTTTATGCTAAGATGCGTGATATTCCTGAATGAGGCCGAGAACGCCCTTGCCGTCGGCTCTGCGGGCACGGCCGCCCATTCTTTGAAGGAAGCTGTAGATGTCGCCGTAGTAGGTCGGATCGCCTTCTCTCTCGAACATCTGGGTGGAACCCATGGCGCGGGCCACGCAGCTCGGATGCCAGAAAAGACCGTAACAGCAGTCGGTAGTACCGGCGTTCTTGCTGCCTGTCTCGATGGCGATATAGTCCTCAACGCTGTAGGTGAGGTCGGTAGATGTCCATTTGAAGTATTGTGTACCGTTTACGGCGCTCAAGGTTGAGTTTGAAGCCATCAGCGTGGTGGCTCTCTGGATGATGGTGAAACCTTCCAGCTTGCGCAATTCGCCGGTGACGTTGTCATAAATGGCACTCAGGTTCTCGTTCTGTGAGTTGCGGATGTCTTCGCACAACTGGTCGTACATTTCGGTGTTCAAAATCACATAGCGGTCCTCTTTCGGAATGCCCCACTTGTTGAAGATGCTCTTGGCCTTCGCGAAATCGCTCACCTGAACACCCGTTCTCAAGTTGGAACCGTGGATGGTGTAGCTTGTGCTCTTGGTCTTGCCTGCCTTGATGAAGAAGGTAGGACGCCAGTTGTTGAGAAGTGATTCTGCCACGAGTTGGGAAAGATAGGACATGTCTTCAGTCATGCAGCTGTCCATCTTGTCGTAGCTCAATTCCACTTTATCTGCATTAGGAATAAATCTCGGATCGGTAGTAAACTCGTCCAAAGCGTACGTGATGTCAATGTCCCTGCGTCTCGTAATGGATGCGGGAAGAGAGGTTCTGTTCTTCTGTACGCCGCTCACACTGCCTGCTTGAGGAATGTGGACCACCGTGCCCTGGAGAACGTATTGTGACTCATCCACGGAATGCAGGATGAAATCGTTGTTCTTGAAGAGGTTTCCGATGATGTATTCGGTCCAGATCTCAGGAGTTACGGCCATGCCGAGAGAACCGGAAGGCACGTGTACGAAGTTGGAAGCCACAAAGGTGGCCGCACCTACGGCTGGCGTGAATGCCACGCCCATGAATACGGCAAACAATACTGCCGTAAGCAAACTAAAGCAAAATCTTAATCCTTTTTTCATTTCTTTTCTTTTATCAAATTTTGAATACTTTTACTAAATGTCAGTTCACTGATCACGGATATCTATCCGATGATTGCCCAGGCTGAACCGGTCCAGACGATTTCCTTCACTACGGTGGTGCTTGCTGCCACAGCAACGGTGCCTACGGTAGTGCTTGAATTTTTCTTCACGGTCAGGTTGATGGATGAACCGGATGTGTTGGCAACCTTCACTACAACTTTGGCACCGATGTTCAAATCAGCACCGGGAGTAAGTGTCAATGTAGGGGCTGCTGATACAGAGCCCAAATCAACGACGGTCATGTTGCAGTTCACTGTGACTTCGGCCTTGTTGGAAGAGATAGTCGGAGACACGGCTTCTACGGTAGGGAAAAACACTTCGATTTTCTTATCGGCGTCACCGGGAATGTTGGGAGCCTTGAAATTGTAACTTGCGTTCGTTTCTTTGTTGATGTACATACTATTGGTTTTGTGGAGCGCATCCGAATTTTGCTTGGTAAAGCTCTGCGTAGCGCTCAGGGTTGTTGTTCTTCAAATTTTCAAGTTTTCCGGAACGGTGGTATTTGTCCCAGTCCCAACCTGCCTCAGCCTCGTTTACTGCGGGTGAGTTTAGTTGGTCTTTGATCTTTCCAACCGGCTTCATCTTGTTGAGAATCTTTTCCGTGTTCTCGAAGTCCTGTTCGGCCAGTCTGGTGTAGGCATCTCTGTCATCCTCGCCGATGCGTTTGTCGGCAATGGCGGAATCGATGAGTGCGGTGACCTTGGCTCCCTCCATGGCTTTCACCTGGTTGGTGAGTGCGGTGACCTTTGCTCTTTCGGCTTCCAGTTCCTGACGAAGAGACGTTCTTTCGTTCACTGCATTGCGAACACCGTCCAAAACCTCATTCACTGAGGATGTGTCGGCCATGTTCAACGCAGCGGCAAATTCTTTTACTTCATCCATGTTCTGTCGTTTTAAGTTGATTATTTGATTATTGTAGTAATTGAAGGCACTGCGGCTGTCCGTAATGTCCTCCAACTCCTTGATATCCTTGTTCGTGTTGATGATCTCGTCGCACAAGCCCTCCAGCACCGCCTCCTCCGCATTAAGCCAGTGGTCGACCCCATCGAAGTAGCGGGCGCGTATCTCGTCGGCGCTTATGCCCATCCGGGATGCCATCATGTCAACCAGCGTGTTCTCGAAGTTGTCCATCATATCAGCTGCAGCTCTCGTCTCGTCGCTGTTACCATATATATATCCGCACACGCGGTGATACATGAACTTGGCGTAGCGTGCGGCCTTCACCTTGTGCTTAGGATTGGTGATCAGCACCGCCATCATGCTTGCCGCAATGCCGTCAACCACCCACGTCACATCGATGTCGGTACGGTCAAGATAGTTGAACAGGGCGCTTCCCTGAGCCACCTCGCCTCCGTCGCTGTTCACATAGAACGTGAACGACGTTTCACCGTTCTTTCTGTGCTCCTCGATCTGCCTGATCAGAGCGTTGGCGTCAATGTCCAACCCTCTGCCGATGATACCGTACAGGTACATCTCCACACCCTCGTTCTTCTTCTCTTTCTTGATACGTTTAGCCATCGCTCGATTCTTGATTTGCGGCAAAAATACAATCCGTTTTCCACATTATTTTATTCTGTAGCTATCTGATTTATAGTAATGTCACGCATTGCAGCATTGTTGGTTTATATCGGAGCATATCTATATTTTTGCCTCGAATTTAAGACATCGATATGGCAGAACTGACTAAAGAACAGAAGAAGGATTACGCACGCCAGTTATACTTGAATGATTCAAGTATAACACAGGCCGAGATAGCGGAAAAGGTAGGAGTAAGCAAGGTGACCGTATGCAAATGGGTCAAGGAAGGCAAGTGGCAGGAACTGCAGACCTCGCTCCTCGTGGGCAAGGAGGAACAGCTCTCTCGCCTTTACAGACAACTGCGTCTGATCAACGACGCCATCGAAGACCGTGAGGAAGGAAAGAACTTCGCCGGATCAAAGGACGCCGACGCCATCCTCAAGATCACCGCCGCCATCCGCAATCTCGAAACCGAAACCAACATCGCCGAGAAGATGGCCACCGGCAAGGAGTTCCTCAGCTTCGTTCGCAAGACCTCCGGCTTCGACACCAGCAAGGAGGTCGCCAGACTGTTCAATGCCTACATTAAATCCTGTTTGTAATGGCACGTGTTAGAAAACAATCCGAAAAACAGCTCCTCAAGGATTGGGAGGAATACTACAGCCAGTTCATCGCCGACGTGGAGGTGGACAGCTCAGAGACGGAAATAGAACGGCAGCAGCGCATCCGGCATTTGGAGGCGCATCCGGAAGAATGGTTCAAGTACTACTTCCCGAAATACTGCACCGCCGCTCCCGCTCCGTTCCACATCGCCGCCACCAAAAGGCTTTTCGCACATCGCAGATGGTACGAGGTTCGTGCCTGGAGCCGCGAGCTCGCAAAATCGGCTCGCTCCATGTTCGAGGGGCTTTACCTGGCACTCACCGGACAAATCCGCAACTTTCTTATCGTAAGCAACAGCTACGACAACGCCTGCCGTCTGCTGCTCCCGTTTCAGATGCAGCTCGAAAAGAACCTGCGAATCATTAACGACTACGGAGATCAGTACAATATTGGCAAATGGGAAGTCGGTGAGTTTGTCGCCAAATGCGGATGCTCCTTCAGGGCTCTCGGTGCCGGGCAGTCCCCGCGTGGTACGCGTAACGAGGCCGCACGTCCCGACTTCATCCTCATAGATGATATCGACACCGACGAGGAATGCCGCAATCCGGACCGCATCAAGCAGAAGTGGGACTGGATAGAGCAGGCACTCATTCCCACCATATCCGTGTCCGGTGATGCGAGGATCCTCTTCAACGGCAACGTCATCGCCAAGGACTGTTGCATTTCCCGGGCTGGAAAGGCTGCCGACAGATTCGACATCGTCAACATCCGCGGAAAGGACGGAAAATCCTCCTGGAGCAAGAACTCCGAAGAGGATATCGACTTCATCCTCTCCAAAATCAGTACCCGGTCTGCCCAGCAGGAATACTTCAACAACCCGCTCTCCGAAGGGGACGTCTTCAAGGAACTCACCTGGGGAAAGGTTCCGTCTGTCAACCGGTTCAGACATATCATCATTTACGGTGACCCGGCTCCGTCCAATTCCAAGAACAAGGCCGACTCCATGAAGGCTGTGTGCGCCATCGGAATGCTCGACGGAGTTTTCTATATCCTCAGGTGCCGTCTCGACCACGCCACCAACGCCGAGTTCGTCGATTGGTTCTACGACATCAACGAGTCTTTCGGACAGACCTCCGCGCAACTCTACAACTACGTGGAGAACAACACCCTCCAGGATCCGTTCTACGAACAGGTCTTCATCCCACTCTTCGCCGCCAAAGGCAAGGAAAAAGGATATTATCTCAACATGGTGCCCGACACCCGCAAGAAACCCGACAAGTTCAGCCGTATAGAGGGCAACCTCGAACCGCTCAACAGAAACTGCAGACTCGTCTTCAACGAGGCCGAGAAAGGAAACCCGCATATGGAACGCCTCGCAGAGCAGTTCCTGCTCGTCACACCGCAGCTCAAGGCGCCCGCCGACGGCCCCGACTGCGTGGAAGGCGGCGTCTTCATCGCTGCGCAGAAGGCAAGGCAGCAGTCAGCCGACAGTTTGATATTGGGCAGACGCCCTCGCAATAAAAAACGTGTTTAACCTAATTCCTAATTAAAAATGATTACATTATGCAAAAGACTTATCAGATTTCTTCAGGTACGCAACGCCGTCCGTCATGCCGACAGGATGCAAAAATTGACAGGCAAACGTCACTATGTTATACAAGTGTACGGAAAAATCCGGGTTTACGACCGTATGCGGATAAACCTGCTTGTCGATAGGGGCGTGCTGCACAAGAGACTGCGCGACAGCATCGAACTCACCAATGTTTGTCTGTATTACACGAACTCCAAAAAATAACACTATGTATCTTGACATCGAAGACCTGACTAAGGGCATCCACGCGGAAGTGCTCAACGTCATCACCCGCTCGCCGGAAAATGCTCGGCAGGCCATTATTGAGGCCCAGGCAGAAGTGGAAAGCTACCTCACCGCACGTTACGACATACGCACCGAGTGGAACCGTTCCGGTGACGCACGCTGCGCCATGGTCGTGAAGATCGTGCGCGACATTGCACTCTATAACTGCTACAACATTTCCAACCCCGTCAACATGCCGGAGAGCAGACGCAACGCATACAAGGATGCTGTGGCTTACCTCAAGGAGGTACAGGCCGAAAGAGCGTCCATCGACGGGCTTACACGACTGACCGGAACCACCGGCACTTCGTCTTACGTCTCCTTCGGAGGCAATTCCAAACGCAACAACCAATACTGATTATGCCAGCAAAGAGAACCAAGGGCAAAACGCCCGACAACATCATAGTACAGAACATCAACATCCACAACGCCCCGCACAACACGCAGGACATCCAGAACTGGAAGAGCGCCATACGGGCTTTCGAAAACATCGTCAACCCGTCACGAACGCTGCTATACGACCTGTACGCCGACATACTTCTCGACGGACAAATCGAGGCTACCTGGGGCAAACGCCAGGACGCCATCCTCAACAGGAACCTCGTATTCGTGCGCGACGGCGACGAGGACGAGGAAGTTACAAAGATGCTCAACTCCCCGGATATGAGAATGCTTATCCGCGACATACACGACAGCATCGTGTGGGGATACTCGCTCATCCAGGTCAACAGCATCTGGTACGACGAATGCCAGGAAACATACCGCATCGATTTCGACCTCATTCCCCGCAAGCACGTGCATCCCGAAGACGGTTTCGAGTGCGTCTCCAAAGACCAGTCTCTCGCATCACGCGACTGGCTGTTCATGGAAGCACCGCTCTCCAACTATATGATCTGCGCCGGCGACCCCTACGACAAGGGACTCTTCGTCAAGGCGGCCCAGTACGTCATCTACAAGAGGGGAGGCTTCGGCGACTGGAGCCAGTTCGCAGAAATGTTCGGTATGCCTTTCCGCGAGATGATCTACGACGACTATGATGAGGCAACCCGTGCCAAACTCGAGCAGGGTCTGCAGGAGTGGAGTGGCGCATACTACAGCATCCATCCGCGAAGCACGGAACTCAAGATCCACGAGACCGGAGGCTCCACCGGAAGCAACGAGGTTTATGACCGCCTCATCCAGGCCTGCGACGCCGCCATCTCAAAGACCATCCTCGGCAACACCCTCACCACCGAACAGGGCGACAAGGGAGCACGCTCCCTCGGCGAAGTGCACCGCGAAGTGGAGGAGGCCAAGACCGAAAGCGACAAGCAGTACGTGCTCGCCATCCTCAACACACAGTTCCGCGCCATCCTCAAACGTTTCGGCATCAACGTCTCCGGCGGTGAAATATGGTACCAGACTCCCGACAAGGACTGGAACGAACTGCAGACCAAGTGGAACGTCATCAACGCCATCTCCGACAAGGTGCCTGTCGATGACGACTACATCTACGAGGAGTTCGACATCCCGAAACCCGACAACTATGAAGAGATGAAGGAAGAACTGCGCATGGCGCACAGTTTCAACCCCTTTGAATCGTCTTTGAAAAACCCGTTAAACGATGATGAAAAGGATGGTAACAAATACCGCCGTTCCGCGCAGTCTAACAATCTCATCACCCGGCTGAAGAGTTTTTTCGCATAGGGACAGGCGCAGACCTGTCCACCGCAGAAGCCCTCGCATCTCTCGACACACTATACTTCGACAACAGTCCCGTTGAGCTGCTTGATGCGTTGCAGACCTTCCCGTTTGTATATAACCTCTCCAAGCGCGAACTCTACGACAAAGTCATAGAGGAAGTCCTGACCGGAGAGATCAAGGATATACAGCCCGACGTTTACCGGGCCTATTCCGACAACCTGCGAAAAGCCGTTGCCGGCGTACTCTCTTCTGATGAATACGGCGACAAATACTTCGACCTGCAGGCGCAGCTGCTGAGCAACGTGAGCCGTTTCGCCGCCTACAAGGCTTACCACCTCACCGAACAGCTCAAACGTCAGCGCGACAAATGGCCAGACGATGACGACTACAAGAAGGTGGCCAAAGCCGTGCTCAACACCTTCAACCGCTACCAGGCCGCCGAGTACAACACCGCCACGGCACGAGCCCGCACAGCCAAACAGTGGACCGACTTCAACGCCGACCCCATAGCCAACGAACTATACCCCAACCTCAAATGGACCAGAACCAGGAGCGCGAACCCACGCGAACTGCACCTCCGATTCGCAGGACTCGTTCTGCCAAAGAACGACCCGTTCTGGCTTCAGAACCAGCCCGGCAACCTCTGGAACTGCAAGTGCGACTGGGAGGAAACCGACGACCCCACCAACACCAACGACCTTCCCCCCGACGAACTCGACGGATACCGCTCCGACGGCGGCGGCATCCACGCCAACGGCCTCAACGGCAACCCCGCAGAAACCGGGGAAGTCTTCACTGATCAATGCACCTACTTCAAACAAGCGGGAAAGAATAGAAAAGTTCGTGACGAGGTGGAGAAAAAGTGCATGTTATCCAATTCACGCAAGGTCCGTTCTGAAGGAAAGGATATGTTAATAGAAAAAAAATCAAATTGCATTATTGGAGACAAGCAATGTGAGGTTGTCTTTATTCCAAAGGGAATTGAACATTATGCACACGATATGTTCAATGAAAAGTCTTTATTTTGGATCAAGAATGAAATATTGCCAAATATTGATAACTATATACCAAAGGCAAAGTGTGTCGGAAGAAAGCCAGTCGATACTCAACACAACACTCGTAAAGAAACAGTCAAATTAAAACAAAACACCGATTATTTTTATTACTTTACGATTACTTTGCCAACTGGTGATTCGGCATGCCTACATTTAGGAAGATACAAAGAAGGTCATGTAAAAGAAGGTAAACTATACCTTTATTCTATAGGAAAGAATATCCCAAAAAACATAGAAACGATATAGACAAGATCCGCATACGCGTCAAACATATCTATACCGTTCCTTCGCCTGCAAAAATACATTTTTTTCAATATCAAGTAATGTTATGATAAAAAAAAGTATAATTTTGCAGCCGTGTTTAATATGTGAACAATAAAACAATGTCTCGCAGTCGCAGTAAAAAGGTATATCATCAGCCTCAGAGAACAAATCCCGAAGTTATAGCCCATAAGTTGGACAAATTATCTTCGGAATTAGATCATCATAAAAAATTGATTCAAGCCATTAACAAAGCTAATGATATGCATGTTGAACGTCTATCAAATTTTGTTCGGCATGATATGAAGAATGCGATTCAAGGATTAGATGGGATTGTGTATAATGCCAAAAAGGAAAATTCAATTTCTACTGATATTATAGGCCAATTAGAAACAGCTCTTACTTTATTGAGATCTTCTTTGGACAATTTTTCTTGCATTATT